GGATAAGACCGGCTGTACCTGCAACTGCATTAGTAGGGTTAGGAATAGCTACAGCTCCCACAGTCCAGTAATTACCTGTGCTAAGGTCAAAAGCTGATGCAGTAATAGTACGTTCGGTGGATGCAGAACGGGCGTTAAACGTAGAAGTACCATTAAACGTAGAAGTACCGTTAAACGTTGAAGAGCTTGTAACACCTAAAGTCCCACCAACAGTTGCATCAGTAACAGACACATCACCAGTAGTCGTTATATTTTGACTACCAAAATCTGGAGACACCTTAGTACCAGCAATAGCGGCACTAGCATTAACATCAGCGTTAACAATAGTGCCGTCAGCAATCTTAGCGGAGGTAACAGCAGAGTCGTTAATTTTAGCGGTGGTTACGTTAAGATCTGCAATCTTAACAGTAGTTACTGCATTATCTGCAAGTTGAACGTTAGTAATACCTCCAGGTGCAATGTCACCAGCAGTCAAGTTACGTGCAATGTTATCTGTTTCTTGAGCAACATAAAGCTGCTGCAAAAAGTTGTCATTAAGATCAGATGCACGAATAGCAGAACCAGCAAAGAATGTAGCTGGTGGTGCCTCTTGACTAGTCTGACGATAGATCCTAATCGCTACTCCATTAGCAGGAGCAGTGACAAAGGAAATGGTTGTAGCGTTGGCAAAAGAATATGCAGTTGTAAGCTGGTCAACACCGTCAAGACTTACCCTGACGTCTGACTCTTCGAGATATGGAAATGTAAAGGAATACTCAGTTAATGAGCCATTCCCGGTGTATGTATTTTCAGTAGTTGCCATTACGTTACGTAATTAAGGGGAATGGGTGGGTTATTTAGGCATATTCAGAAGTTTACTTTCAAGCAGCTTTTGTTCAGTAAGAATGTTAAGCCGCCGATCTTCTGCATACAGAGGTGCAGTTTCTTCTGGATATTTTTTGAGCACATTAGCCCATGCTTTTTTACGAGCACTTTCAAACATGTTCTTAATCACCAAGTTATGATGATAAGATTCCATTGGGTCAAGACGACGATCAACGCCGCTGTTTATACGGACATCTTCGTTAAACAATTTGACGGACTCTTTGATACGCTTATCTTTAGCCAACTCATTAAGCTGACCCTCAAGATTTAAACGACCAAGCTCTTGTTGGAAGTAAGAACGCAGTTGAGGATGATCTTTTAAAGAAATAGAAGCATCATCAGGTGTGGTGTAAGCAGTCAAACGCAGGTCATAACCGCTGTTCCACAGCAGTTGCCGCCCAGGACTGTCATCCATCTTCAAACTAACAGGACTAAAAGCATTCCACATACGTTCGATAAAGTTCCATTCACGGATTGGTTCACCGTTCAACATGTCATACTTGACAGGCATTTGGAATGGACCTTCTTCAAACATCAGGTTACGGTTACGCAGAGTTTCACCGATGCTGTTGTTGATTTCACGCATGTTAGGGTTAAGAACTTTACCCAGCTCATTACGAAGACCAGCCAGCGGCACGGTATTGTTCATAAGCTGACCAAGGATCTTTTCACCACCTTTAGTTTCAAACGACAGAGCATCAACAAGTTGAGTCAATGCACTCAGGTAGGTTTTACTGGTAACAGTACCAGCAACAGCCAGTGCAACAGTAGCAAGGTTCTGTTCTGCCCATTGTGGTCCCATCAGCTTCATGTTGTCGCCAATGTCAGCAATGGTAGCAAACAACAGGTTAAACGGTTCAAAAGAATCGTAACTAACCCAGGTGTCGCCAATCTTAATGCTACGGGGCTGCCAGCCAGTATCTTGCCACAGCTGACGCTGCTGACGGTTTTGAGGACCGTTGCCAGTCAGACCACCATTCATATAATGGAATGCAGCCATGCTAGTCACAGCACCACCAACCGCTTGACGACCGGCGTACATAGCCTTAGCGTTAGCCAGGTCTTCAGCAGTGTTGATACCGTACTTAGCCACAGCCATCAAGTCATCGGGCGTAGCTTTGTTAATATCATAGAACTCTTTGTGCAGTAGACCAATGCCAGGCATATTCTTGTAGCTGACCATTAGACCGTTGATACCAGTCCGAGCAAACAGGAAGAACGGTTTGGTAAATGGCATCTTAGTGAAGTGATCCTCAAGAGCTTTACCAAGGTTGTCCAGGTCTTTAGTCAAAGTAGCTTCTTCAACCATAGACTTGAGGAAGGTGTCGCTGTTAATATCAACGTTACCGTCCATGTCAAGTAGGTCATCATAGAAGTTATCTTCGTACTTCCTAAGCAACTCAGGAGTTACTTTTGGTATGATACCTTCCTTAGTTTGTTCTTGAGCAAGACGCATCGCCTTTTCACGTGCACGACCACGACCCATAATCAACTTAAAAGCATCGTCAGTAGCACCCATAATAGAGGTGCTGTACGTCAGAAACTTACTGTTGTTAAGACCACGAGCAATGTTAGTGATGTGATAAGCGGCTTTGTCACCCAGGGTACCGTTCCTTTCTACCCAGTCACCGTAGAATGCCCACTCATCAGCAGAACGAGTTTGAGCCTCTTGGAAACGAGTTTTAATGGTAGCCACATCACCATTCCAATAAGCGTTCAGGTTAGTCCTAAACAACTTAAATGCTTCTGGAATAGTTTGCGTAAATGCGTTGATAGTAGCAAGGTTAGCGTGATAGCTATCCCAGTCACGACGCATAGCAGCTCCAAGAACGGTGTTAGCCGGTCTCAACAGTGCAGCGGTACTGGTACCCATCATAGCCCGCAAGGGAGTCTTAGGACCGCTAAGGATGCTGTGTGTCATCACACTTTGCAGTTCCTTAATCATCAAACCAGTGTTAGCATTAACACCCATGCTAGTCAGACGGGTACGCATGTAAGCGTCAAGGTCTTTCCAGTTTTGGATCTTATTGCTCATGGAGAATGCCTCAGCCAGAGCACGTGCCAAAGCATCGTTATCTGAACGTTGTGCCATCTCCATCATGGTGTTGACTGCGAACTCCGACTCAACGCGGATCTCTTCAGTACGATTCTTAAGTTCAGCTTCCTTCAACTCCTTACCTTGCAAAGCTCGGAATTCAGCAGATTGTAAGTAACGAGAACGCTTAACGTTAGTCAGACCAATGATAAGACGGTCAGCAATAGTCTTCATCGGACCATCGGTGTCCATAATGTCTGCAACATCTACCAGCTCACGGCTGGCAATACCAAGGTC